GCTGTACTGGAATATCTAATTCCTCATACTCTTCCTTTGAAGTTATATCTTCAAGAAGAATACCCATGAATGATAAAGCTCGTGTGATTGCAAATGTTTCAGCAATCTCTAAGTAGCCTGGTTTATCTCTGTATTGTTTAGAGTAACCTGTTGCTACAATATGTTCAGGATCTGATTTAGTTATAATACATTTCATTATAACATAACGATCAGAGTGTTCTTGTATTACACAATTGATTCCATATTCAGTACCAAACACTTCTCTAAAGTATTTAATCTTACTCCAAGCTGATACTGTTTTCTTTCCATGTTGATTTAAGTATGAGCCATGAGCTGCACACAAATCATTAACTTGTTTTAGTTTGTCTTTCATTCGTTGTTTCCTTTTTGTTGTTTAAACCCAATCTATTTTTTAATCTATAGACTAAGTCATGTCGTTCATGAATGCAAGAGTAAGCAAATACTTCTTTACCATTATAGTATAATCTACTCCTGTTATTAACCACTTGATGTTTAGTTAATCTTTTAAAAAACTTATCACAATTATAAGGATCATATCTCACATCATTCATTTCAAATGTATGAACATAACCATTCATAAGTATAATAGTTAATATTAATTTCATTTAGCAATCAATGTTAGTAGCAATATTGCTATAACAATAATCAATAATAGTTTTGTAAACAAACTTCTAAACTCCTTATCTTCTTTTTCTTTTAGTTTACGCATTATAATATCATGACGAAACTGTTGTTTAATTTTGTCATGTTGCTTTTGATAATAATTTATATCCATATTCCTACACATTGTCCCACAAGCTCGCCGCTTTTTTTATCAGATCCATTTGCACGTCTTTCCACATATAACTTGAGAAGTCTGGAGGAGGAATTAATCTAGCCATATCCTGAACCGAGCCACGACATAAGTACACAAGGTTCTGACGAATTTTATCAACAATTAAATCTTGTTGAATTAAAAATTCCATATACTCAGGCGTAAGTAATTCACAGGTGTCAGGTGTAAAGACATTAAAGTTATCTTGATTAACATAAAGTAAATGAGGAACTTTTTTTGTAGCGTGCCAGTAGAATGCACATTGGCGTACATGATTTATGTCTGGTTGTTTTGGTAAGTATGCTTTGATCCAACTAAAACCAGCTTTGGTATCTGATTTTCTTTTTGATCTATGCTTTGTCTTTAATTCTACAAGTTTAGTTCCATTCATTTGCTCGTAATCTATTCTGCCTATCTTATCTAAAACTAATTCTTTAAATTTATAAGTACAATATCTTTCGCTTGCTACTTCTTCTCCTAGTTTAAGATCATCTAATGCTTTGCAAGTAATCTTAATCATATCAACAAGATAATTTTTTGTATCTTCGTGTTGCTCTTTATCTAATTCATTATGAGGTTTATATTTATCGTACTCAGTAAGCTCTTCCTTAATAATTGTATCTATATTTTTTTTCTCAATAAGCATTCTCTTCTCTGCTTCATACATATATTTAGAAACATATTTTTGTGATGCTCTACCAATAGATACTCCAGCGTTCATTCGGAACGATATGTTTTTATTACGCCTATCAGTTTGATCAAACAAACAATAGTTAACTAACCAATCTGCATTCGTTTGTGCAGTTTGACTTGGTGATCCATGATCAAGTTTAAGTTTTTCATAATACTTAATACAAATATCAGGATCAAAATTATTTATTGCCGATATAGAATTGTTCTTTGTTAAATCAATAACCATTTTTTACCTCTTTCATTGTTGTAAATACTGTTTACCTTTATTGGTTATTATAGTCAATACATATTTTTAAATTATTTATTTGACATATAATCATTATGGTTATATAGGGATTTTTAACGAAAGGAATAATAATGAAACTTAAAAACCAACTAAAAAAACTACTTAAAAAGTATCACAAAACATTTGATTGTTTTGGCAACAGAAGGAAAAATAAATGACACTAAACGAGTACAAAGAAAAGCACAAACTTAGCAATAAAGATCTTGCAAAGTTAATAGGATTAACAGGCAAGAATCCTATCGTATCTGTGATTAGGTATTTAAAGTCAGAGAGAATACCTCATCCTAGATTTATGAAAGTGATAACAGAAAAGACAGGTGTTCAACCTAATAGCTTTTACGAGGAGTGGTATGACAAGTATAAAATATGAAAAGGCAATCGTAATTTGGGAAGATATTAACAGTTGCGATAGTGCATGGAACAGTCAATCAGATTTAGAAAATCTTAAACCTGCTATGTGTAATACAATAGGTTATCTTTATGAAGACAATCCTAACTTTATTAAAATGTTTGCAACATACAGCATAGATCCAAACACTGATGAACTAGACGTTGGAGATGCAATTGTTATTCCAAAAGGTTGTGTTGTTTCAATTAAAAAATTGGAGAACTAAATGATTGATCAAGAGCTGCATGTTGAGGATGTAATAGAAATGTACAACGAAAAGATTTTAATTCTTCAAAAAGAAATAGATAGATTAAACGAAGAGATACAAGTTCTTAACATTGAACTAATGAAAGAAAGATCTAAGAACTATGGCAAGAGAGATATACTTTAGTAAAGCAAGAGTTAATTGGTACAATGAATGGCATCGCCAGATACAGAATGATCATTGGCGTATGATTGATATAGACTCTTACGAGTATTGTAATGAATGTAGAAATGGCATAGCCATTATTGAAACTACCTACGATGTAGGTAAATATAATAAGGTTGCATATTTAACAGCAGATATTGGTACTAAACTAGGCATACCTGCGTATATAGTTTATTATAACATTGAGGGTGCTGACTATCCAACGTTTAAGATCGCAAAAATTAATACCATTTTGGAGGAAATAGACCCCATTTCTGAGGGTTCTTTGATTGAATTAAATGAGCAGGAATATATAGGTTATTTGAATTGGTTAAGACAACAGCATGTTTGCAAAGCTAAACATGAAGTAAAACAGCATAAATGCAGGTAAATCATGGGTAAATACGCAAGCCATATAAGAGTTCCTGTAAGTTTATTTAAGAACGATATATTCTTAGGCTTGGCAGGTAGGAATAAAGCCGATTGTTTAGCGATACTTGTTGTGCTTTTGAGATACTCAAATCAGAAGACAGGCGAATGCTACCCACGTCTTGCTCATATGCACAGCCTACTTGGACTATCTAAGGCTACAATTTATAGACGTATTAAGTTAATGGTGTCTATTGGTTTGCTTAAAAAGAAGCGACTTTCATCTACTAATTTGTATAAACTTAACCCTATTTTAATGGTAGGGAGCAGTCAGGGTGACGTGAGTGATACGTCAGGGGGACTGATCAGTGCAGTCAGGCTGACTGGTATTAATAAAGATAACTTTAATATATATCTTAATAGAAATAATTCTAATAATAAAATGGATAATGATAATAGAATAGATGATATTATAAATAGGTATAAGAATGATAAAGATGTATTGATTAGTACATTGTCTAAATTCTTACAGACTACCCCACTTGCCGAACATAACAAGCTATTAAACAACCCAACTTATAAATGGTATATGAAGCTAGTGTTGGAATATAGACAGCAAGAGCTACGCCAAAAAAAACTACTGCCTGAAACTATTGCAAAGCAAAAGATAACAGAGGCTTTACAAGCCAATGGCAAGAAGCGAAGCGAGAGATATGTTGCTCGTGTTAAGTACAATAAGGCAAATGGAATTAAGCCTTGGGAGAGTAAGAAAAACAAATTCTAAATGGCAGGATTTAAAAGTAAAAAGATATTTTGTATGGGTAAGTCTAGGCTATCAGGAAAAGCCTGTCAAGCTAAAGGATTTCCTACAAATAGCTTTACCAAAGAAGGAGTTCAGAAATATCTATGTCGTTTTCATGGTGGTCAGAATTCTGATTACTTTGGATTTAGGGACAGAGCTGGAAAAGGTGGATTTAAAAAAGATAATTATTCACATGCGTCTAGGCTCAGACAACTATGTACTTTGAAACAATTTAAAGATAAACCAATTGAATATGTCAGAGATTACTACGAAAGAAACATCAAAGAACGAATTGACAATCAGCAATTCAGATCTGAATACAGTAGAAGAGCTTCTCGTAAGTGGGAAAACACTTACAGAAATTTTTTCAGATCAAAAAGTGTTGCCGATCAGCTTACACAAATTTCACTTTTGGTTAAGAAAACCAGAGAACAAGGAAGCAAAGATTAGAATATTAGAAGCTCAAAAGTTAGGAGTTCAGACTTTAGTTGATAAACTTTTAGAGATCTATATGCAGGATATATCTGGTAAACAACTAGATCCTAATGTTATTGCTTGGACTAGGGAGAAGACAAAATTTATACAATTCCTGGCTACTAAAATTACAGATCTATACTCAGACAATAAACCACAAGAAAGCAACGTCAAACAAACTATAACTGTGTCTTGGCTTGACAGTCCAGAACTTCAAAAACAATATTTAGATCTAGAAGCAGAAGAACTGAAAGAAATTAATACAAAGGAAATTCCAAACAAGCCAAACAATTAGATACTATCATCAAATTTATAGTCAATTGCTCTATGCTCGTTCTCTCTAAATAGTATTTGTTTAACTTCAAGATTATCTTTAAACATATCCTCTACGTTGTAATTATTTTCTTTAATGTGCTTATCTATTAGGTTGTTGATCAACTTAGATATTGTTAAGTCTTCATGTACAGCACAGGAAATTACTTTCTTCCATACGCTTAGTTTAAGGCTTAAAGTTTTTCTATTAGATACAACGTCAGCAACATTTAATATTATCTTTTTTTTATTGTGCGTATTCATACTCGTAGTTATCCTCCATTATTTTATGATCTAACAATCTTCTAGAATATAATTCATATTCTATGATCTGTTGGTATATTATTTCTCTAATACCTTTTGAATGAACGGATCTATATAAATCAAATTCATTTAAAAGTTTTTCATCATCAAACGTGCTAATGTATTCTTTCATAGTTTGAATTGAGTTCATGTTTATACCTTTCGTTAGTTAGTTAGTTAATCGCATAGCATATTTAATAACTTGCTTTGCTTGTTGTTTATTATCAACAAATATAAATCTATTCTTGTCGTAAGAATAATTTAAAAAGTTGGATAATTCTTTTTTATTAAATTTAGCTACAGTTTTACTTTTGTAGTCTATGATATACATAGTTATCCTTTCGTTAGTAGTTAGTTAGTTTAAAGTATTCATCTAGGTAAACCAATAAATGAATTGCAGCATAACCTAGTAGAATTATTATAGCTGTAGCAATTAATGCTTTTAGATCTGATCTATTAAACATTATGCTACCTCCTGTTGTTTAAACTCTTCTATTTCTGTATCCATATAATTTTCAAAGTAATCATCTTCTAATGCTTCAACTATTTTATCTTCAATAAAATTATTGTAAGCATCTTCTTTATTCTTACCTTCAACTATATATTTTCTAATTAAGCCAGGATATTCTGTTATTACATATTTTTTCATTTTATAACCCTTTCAGTTGTTATTTAATTAGATCTATAAACGTAATAAGTATTACCATTTACATTTACTTCATTTTCTTCATGATCGTATGAAGCAATAAAATGTCCACGACCATCAGAACAAACAGCATCACTAACAAAATGATCGAAGTCTTTTATTAATGATTTAATTGCTTCGTTGCTATCTTCATGAAGCTCTTGAAGTTTTTTAATAACTTCTTCATCTACTTCAGTATGAGCTGCAATAAAATCAGATCTAAAAAAGCAAACGCTTTCTTCAATGTAATTATATACAGCTTCATCAGCTTCATCATCAGTATAGACTAAGTAATCATCCATGCTATTAACTGCTTCATCAATAGAGCAATCAAGATGTTTAGCTAACGCTTCAATTTTTTCTTGTTCTGTTTTATCTACTGTTTTTACTTGTGTCATATTATAACCCTTTCAGTTGTTATTTTTATATTTAATATTATTATAACCAATTTGTCAATAGTTAATTAATTAATAACCAAGCCAAATTTTTACATACTTAGTTCTATAGCAACTCTTATTACCAAAAGTTTTTAAGAAGTGCTTAAGCTCAAGTAATCTCATTCCATGTGCTTTAAGTAGTTTAATTGTTTTCTCTCTTGTCATTACAGGCATTTTATTTCTCCTTTGTTGTTTACTTAATAACCTTTTAGGGTATAATATAATTAATGTAAATAGATAAAATGAATAAAAATATTAAGCTATTGAATTTATTATGTTTTATTTTTAGAGTGTTATTTTATGCGACAAAAGAAAGGGAAGACAAAAAGAAAAGATATATAGAAAAGAAATGCCAAACGAAATTATCAACAGCTTAACTTGTAGATTGTATTTATAAAACAAAACTAGATCATCAATAAAACAATAGAAGAAACAAAACCTTTAATTGTGTGAGTAAGTTTTAAACGTAATGTGTTGCATTTATATCACAATCATATTGGTATAAAGTTGGATTTAGATAATACATTCAGTTGTATTTAAAACGTGTGTATATCTTCGGAAAGTTTACAGTGATAATAAAAAGTTATCGGAATAAACTATTTAATTTATATCCGTCTAAATATGCTTTTAAAAATATCATAATATTTATTGAGGTTTTTGTACAAATTACAAGTTGCATAGGGGGGTATCCCCAAAAATGCCGCCGCACTTCAGATATTGATATACATGGGACTTGTTAGGATACCTTTAGCCATGTAGTCAGTTTGCCGTAAATTTCACAACACACAAAATCGCTAACTCATAATGGGTATATCCCTAAAACAACCCACACCTTTTTCCTTTGCCTGACCAACCTTAATATAATATTAAAACACTACCTATTGTAGTATGTTTGAAAATATGCACCAAGATGATGATGACTTTTACAATTCCAATGTAAAAGCAGTTGTATTTATAGAAAAGGATAATTCCATAACTGTTAAGTTCACAGGATTTGAAAGCAAAGAACATTCAGCAATATTTAGTTCTTGGTTAATGATGTTATTGAATATTGAGAATGCAATCATAAATGATGCAAAGTCTAAATCCATACACTAATGCTAACACCAATTACAGAAACAATTATTAAATCAAATAACTCAGAATATAAAATTCCATATTTACCAAGAAGAGAACAAACAAGACTTCATTTTAAACTAATGAAAAAAAGATGGTCTGTGTTAGTCTGCCATAGAAGGTTTGGCAAAACAGTGTGTATGATTAATCATCTGTTAATGTCAGCATTAAGATCAACCAATAGCAATCCTAGGTTTGCTTATATAGCACCCACCTTTAAACAAGCTAAATCAATTGCATGGGATTATATGAAACAATACACATCATTAATACCTGGCGTTAAATTTAATGAAACAGAATTACGTTGTGATCTACCTAATGGATCTAGAATAACATTATTAGGATCAGAGAACTCAGATGGATTACGAGGTATCTATTTAGATGGTTGTGTTATTGATGAGTATGCAAACATACAAGGTAAGTTATTTACAGAAATTATTAGACCAGCATTATCAGATAGAAAAGGATGGTGCGTATTTATTGGAACTCCACAAGGAACTAATAATAACTTCTATGAATTATTCCAACATGCACAAGGCGATAAAGAATGGTTTCATTATAAAGCCAAAGCATCTGAAACTAAAATAGTAGATGATGCCGAATTAATTGCTGCAAAAAAAGTAATGGGTGAAAAGAAATACCAACAAGAGTTTGAATGCGATTGGATTGCAAATATAGAAGGTGCTGTTTATGGAGATGTAGTTACTAAGATGGAAGATGCTAGGCAGTTAACAAGAGTGCCTTATGATCCATCACTACCTGTGTCAACTGCGTGGGATCTAGGTGTGTCAGATCATTCAGCAGTTATATTCTTTCAACAAATGGGTAGAGCTATAAACATTATTGATTACTACGAAGAACGTGGTCAAGGATTACCGCATTATATTCAAATGCTACAAAGCAAAGATTATGTTTATAAAGATCATTTTGCACCCCATGATATTGAGGTTACTGATTTTAGTAATGGTAAAACAAGACGTGAGGTTGCTTATCAATTAGGTGTTAATTTTAAAGTAGTTCCTAAGATTCCTTTTGAAGATGGAATCCATGCTACTACAATGTTATTACCTAGATGTTGGATTGATACAGACAGTTGCAAAAAACTAATAGATGCGTTAAGACACTACCATAGGAAGTTTATAGATAAAAACAGAATGTTTAGATCTAAGCCTGTACATGATTGGAGTTCACACGCTTGTGATGCTATGCGTTACCTTGCAGTTGGAATCCAAGAAATAAATACTAGACAATCTGCACCGCAAAGTGTAGCAGATAGTGATTATAGGATTATATAAATATGGGATTCTTATCGCCGAAAATGCCATCGTTGCCACCAGTGCAACCATTGCCAGAACCACCTTCTACTAAATTGTCAGAAGAAGAACAGGCAAGAATTAAATCTGAACAAGACGCAATTGAAAGAAGACGTAAAGGTAGAGCAAGTACAATATTAACATCTCCATTAGTTGAAGAAGCAACGACAGAGAAAAAAACTTTATTAGGAATGT